TTGCAGCCATCTCATCCCCTCCTTCTTCGTCATTGTTTGCGGAGCGAATTAATATCGACCGCGGGCGCCAACGCTACCCTCGGCTGATCCTCAATGTTGAACTTCAGAATGACGTCCTTCGCAAACTCCAGCATCCCGAGACAGAGGAGCTTGTTCTGGATAGGGCCGCTCACGTTGACCTGCCCGCTATCGTTCAATTCGATCACAAGCCGCTGCATGGACCCTCCTTCACCATTTCGTTGCGGACCAACCCTTGCGGGGCGGTAACTGTGAACGCCCGGGGATCCTGATGGACGGGGGCGGTTCGGGCCTCTCCGGTTCCTTCTTGGAAAGTTCCGACTGCGCTTCCAGCCGATGTGCCAGTTGATCGAGGTTCGCATTCAAGGTTGCGAGCGCCGCCAGCGCGTATGCCTCGCAGTTCCCTGCAATCAGCATCTTTCCCTCGCGCCGGACAATCAGAGTTCCATTCGGAACCGTGGCGCAGTAAACCCGCCCCTGATACGGAACGGATTCGACCATGAACTTATGATCTTTACCGTCGAGCGCGGCAGACTTGCATTTTCCGTTCTGCCTTACCCAGTATTGCGGTTGAGTGTTGCTCCCCTCGCGCCCCCTGATTCGATACGGGGATGGCTCTCTTCTCGTAAGACTCGGACTTCCGCCGAGTTTTATGAACAACTCCTGCATATCGTCGGCAAGAGTTCGGGATATGGTGGCGTAAGTTACCCCGCCATCCTGTATCCAGCCGTCTCCAAGCACAGCCGCATCCACGAACGCCTGAATGGTTCCTATGTCGGACTGCTTTATCCAATCAGGAGCACATTTATTCGCCACGCCTTCTCCGCAGGCGATCACATATTCGTAGAGTTGCTTCGAAGTACATACAAACTGGCGGCCAGCCGATAGGTTCCATTTCCACGGCAACCGATCGAGCAATTCCCTTATGCCGTCCTGCTTTTCCCCGGGGTTTTGGGAAATTATTACCCGATGCCGATTACTGCCTTGCGTTTCCGATACCATTCGATTGGTGTGTCCTTCGGAAACAAACCAGCCAAGGAACGCCGCCATGTCTTTAGCGGAGATCTCCCTCTCTGGTTCAATCTCCCTTCCTTGGGGGGAAACACTCGCTGGTATTTTTACCTTATCGGAAGAGATGCCGCCCCATCCGGCCTTAATCTTTAGCGTGTGATGGACCGTAAGGTCCTTCGCCAACACAATGGTGGGAGGAACATCGAAGTTCCATTTCTTCGCCTTCCGATCAAATGCCTTTCGGTACGTCACCATCCGGTGTTTCGGAGTGACCATGAAATTCAACCGACGGCCAGCGACCCGCAACATAGGACCGTCATGGGGCCTGTCGATTATTTCCGTAGGGCGTTGATACTCGATCAAGTCAGTCGCAAGGTTGACCGTGGCAAGCCGAACGCCTGGCCTGAGTTCTCGAAAATATCTCCATCCGTCCCGCGTCAACACTTCCATTTCCGAATCGAAACAGTCGAGCGCCTCGTTCCGCGCCCGGGTCTTCATCCAGACCTTCGACGGGAACCCGCGGACGAACTTCGTGATCTGCTTCTCCGCGGTGAGCTGCTTGAAATACTCCTCGTCGATCTCCGGCTTCCGGGGGAAGTGCATGTATCCCGGGCCGTACTCCTCGACCTGGAGTCGGGAATATATCAGCCCCTTACAGGTATCCGCGCCGACCAGGGCAAGGACGACCTTCCCCTTGTTCTTTCGGGTCGAGAGCTTGATGACCGGAGCGCCAGCGCCGCCGACGCCCTTGATGGCGAAGATCCGGCGGTGGCCACGGGTACGCGCGAAATCGTATGCCTGCTTCGTGGCGTGGCCGCCAGAATCGATGCAGGCAGCGGCGATCCGCAGCGTCGTCCCCAGCTCGTGCGCCCACACCCGGGAAAGCACGGCGTCCAGGTCCGCCCAGACCTTCGGATCCGTCTCCGGTCGCCCGGGGATCGTGATCCAGTCGATGAGCCACGACTCCTCGCCGCGGCCCCACCCCTTCACCTTCACCAGCAGCCGGTCGTCCTGGACGTCGACGCCGGCGGTTAAGACCGCGACCCCCAACGGCACCGGCGCGGTGTACTCCTCCCGGCGGGATAGAAGCGAGCCGTCGTCGACGGTCAAGCCCTCCTCCTCCCACGTCTCGCCGAGAGAAGTATTGACCCAGACCTTCAGCGTCTCGGGCCGCTTCTTCGCCTCGAGGAAGTCCTCGACGACCTTCTGCCACGCGGACCAAGGGGAGTACAGCTCGTTCAAGTGGAACCCGGCGTGGCCGCGCACCTCCGGGCGGCCGGCGACCCACCGGCCGTTCCGGATCATCCGGAGCTTGTCGGGCTCGTAGATCTTCGCTCGGCAATGCTCACACTCGTAATGCACGTCGCCCGGGCGATCCTTCTCGTCCTTGGTCCACTTGACCTGTCCCCATATGAGGATCTGGAAGCCGCCGCAGAACGGGCAGGGGACGTGGTACCTCCGCTGGTCGCTCCTCTCCCACTCCGCCTCGATCGCTGAAACCCCTTTCACGGTCGGGGTCGAGAACTTTCCCCGCTTGCGGTTCCAGAAGGTCTGCGCCCGCTTGTCGGCGAGCCTCGTGGGGGACCCCTCCGACCCCGCGGAGGGAGGGAAGCGGTCGATCTCATCCTGCAGCACGATCCTCACCGGCCGGGACGCCAGGGACGCCGCCGAGTTCGCTCCGGCGATCGCGATCCGGCCCCCGGGGAACTCCTTCATCCGGAGGGTGTTCCCGGAGTCCTTGGACCGGGGGTCCTTGACCAGGCCCCGCAGAATGGGCGTATCCCGGAGCATGGGGGCCAAACGGTCCTTGCTCCAGGTTTCCCCCATCTCGATCGTCGGCTGGACGATCAGGATCGGGCAGGGATCCTGGTCGATGTAGTATCCGACCACGTTGTTCAGGATTTCGGTCTTACCGACCTGGGCGGACGTCATCCCGGTGACGTCCTCGATCGACGGATCCGAGAAGGCGTCCAGGATCCCCCGCTGGTACTCAGCCCTTGCGGTCGTCCAACCCCCGGGCTCTGCGCTGCTTTCGGGCGACAGGACGCGGTTTCGGTCGGCCCACTCGCTGACGGACAGCTTTGGCGGGGGAAGGGCAAGCCGGAGCCGCGTCCGGATCGCGCTGTTCAGTCCCTCGAGCCCCTGCGGGGTTGATCTCTGCGATCTCGCGGAGGAAGTCGCCGGCGCCGGCATCGATGATGGCCCTCACTTCGTTCACGTTGCTGCAGACCACAACCTGCGGTGCCAACTTGCTCCCCAGGGAGAGGGCCTTCGCGCGGATCGCCACGACGACGCACTCGACCGCGGAGGCGGCGTCGTCCACGTGGACGAGCTCCCCCCGGGTCTGCGCGTTCTCCATCTCGAGTTTATCGGCCTGCTCGCGGGCCAGGCGTGCCCGTTCCCTCTCCAGGCTGCCGACTTTCGAAGCGCCCCTTTTGGAGAGCCATTCGGACACCTCTCGGAGATCGAACGTGCCGTCTTTGTTGGTCTGGCAGCCCTGCCGGATCCACCCGTAGACGGTGTTCAGGCTGACCCCGCGAGCCTCCGCCAGGTCGGTCTTTGAGAGCTTGGAAAACTTACCCCCTCGGGACCCCTTCATAATCAACCCTTTACAGGTCCGTCTCTAGGAACGCATCGCGGTCCGAATATACCCTCGATGAAAAGTCTGTGGAAGTACCTTTTGATTTTGCAGTCCTCGTACAGTTGCATCGGCCACACGCGAACAGGATGTTCGAGAAGTGATGCGCTCCGCCCACAGAAATCGGGATGATATGATCAACGGTCAGCTTGCTCTCCTTGTCCCCACACCACGCGCAACCATAGACCCACCCCATAAACTCCGGCGTGATTTTATTGTTTGCTCCACCTACTCCGACAAGGGCTTTGCGCTTGTAATACTGCCGAAGTGATTTTTCTCTATACTTCGGATTACTGTTGGTCCTCTTGCGCCCTGACACCATCCGCGACTTATGCCGGCACGTCTCACATACATCCTCGGGCCACTTGACCTCGCTCTCACATCGCAGGCATTGGACTTTTGTCCCAGCTAATGCAGCCCGCTTTGCCTTGTGGGCAGCTATTTTTCTCGCCGCATATTCCGCGACTTTCTCGGGATTCTTCTGCGCCCAGGCTTTTTCGTATTCTGTCTGTTGATACCTGTTCTTTTCTCGCCATCGGTCTGCTTTTGTTTTCCCGTTCTCGTCGCGTACACGATTCTTTTCAAACTCTGTCATTCCCATGATCCCTCCCGTCCCGAGGTTCGTCGTTGAAAGGCCCGGCTGCCCGATGACGAGTCGGGCGGGGAGCTACCCCTTGCCGGGCCTACCTGTTCTTGCTACAGTCCTGTCCAGGAGGACGAACCGATGACTGAGATCGTCGTGGGAATAATCCTTTCCGTCGCAGGCATCGTAGGGGTGGCATACCGCGATGTGTTCGCATTTCTCATCTTGATCGGTATCGGCCTGATCTGGAACGGCGTCGGCATCAGGGAACGGGAGAAGAATAAGCCTCCTAAGGATCGCCCATACCTGAACGCGCCCTGATCCGGATCATCCCCTGCTCTTGGCCAGCGCCTCGCCGAGTGCGGTCTCGAACTCGCCGGGGAAGGTCTGGTCCGCGAATCTGCCCGCGAGCGAGTAGAACGGGTACCGCACGGTATACGCGGGCTTGCTCTTCGTGGCAACGAGCACCATCTCCATCCTTTGCCCGCTGACGAACCAGATGCCTCTCTGTGTGGCCCAGTAATGCCCGGTGCGCTTCGCCCTCTTCCGCGAGGCGGCGGTCTCGTTTGCGTATCGATCCTGCTGCGCCTGTAGGCCCGAGAGGATCTGCTGGATCTGCCCGGGGGATATATTGCCGTAAGCGTTCAGCCTCGCACCGCGACCCGGCACGAAGGTCGTCCCGGCCGGGTAGACGCCTCTCTGTCCTTGCGGGTTCATGGTGGTGACGCGCTGTTGAATCGCGAGTTCGAACCCCTTCACCTTACGCGGCCCACCCTCCACCTCGGGTTCGAGATACTTGACAGCCCGTGGCGCCCACGGCTCCTTAAACCCGACCTCCCCCTGCAGGGTCGCCATTGTAGGCGCCTTCGTCTTCAGGGCGCCAAGCGTGTACGGCGTCGGGCGGTCGAATACCCGGTGCATCTCGGAATACATCCGACTCTTCGTCTTATCGACGGTGCGATCAATCGCCCGCAGCGCGGCGAACCGGATCTGCCGCGGCAGGAGCGACCCGAACTCCTCACGGAGACGATCGATCCCTTGGACCTCGACTTTGAACTCCATGCTACGCCACCGCCCTTGCGTTCTCTGCCCGATGATGCGCCGCCAGCCCTCTGGCCCGGCTTGCTCCTACCGGGCACACGTCGCACGGCCGGATGCACCGCTCACGTCCCCTCGCTGGAGATATCCTTTCGCGCAGACACGCCCGCTCCCGGTCGATGCGGCTACACGTTCGCCACGCGTGACCCGGGGGTAGACATTGCGCCATCTGCGCCTCTGTAGGGGGAATAAAAAAGGCCCGAAATCGGACGGTGCCGATTATTCGGGCCTCACGAGAGGGATATTATTCCCTTTCGATTCCCCGTGTCAACCTTTTTCTTTTGGTATTTTTACCAAATTCTCGCCACAGGGCATCCTCGTGCGAATTTCAGCCATTTCACCCTTTGGTACATCTACCAAATCCTTTATCCATGCGGGTTGCGCGACGTCCCCGCACCCCAGTACCGGAAACATGGTGAAAATACCGCCTTGGCCGGTGGGCTTTGCGAATCCGGCCATCTCAACGGCACACTTGACCCCCACATTTCCTCTTCCTCAAGCACCCCCGCCTCGCCTTCAAGCATCTCGGAATAAAATCGATCACGCACAACTCGCACCCGAAGTGCCGCACCGCCCGCATGAGGATCTTCATCTCGGCGGGGGTCCATTCCGGCTTCGGCAACAACGGATCCGGGATGAAGTAGAGCATGAACCAGTACGGGCGGTCGCCGCTGCCCGGGTCGGTCGCCTCGGCGCGAACCCACACCGTGAGGGCGTCGAGGTAGGCGTAGTCCTTCGCGCCGCACGCGCCGCCGTATCCGAACTCCTTCGTCGGCGTGTTCGTCCTCCCGCCACGGCGCTTCATCAGCTCCGTGGTCGCCTTATCGTAGGCGTCGAGGATGTCCTCGTACTTCGGCTTCACGCCGCGTCCTTCGGGGTGTCCCACGTCCCCGTAGGCACCTTTGTCCACGCCACATCCTGCCGCACCATCGGCCGATCGCAACGAGGGCAGAGGATCACCGTGTCGGGCGCGGAGATAAACTGGCCGAAGTGCCCGCATTTGGCGTTGCGGCAAAAGTAGTACACGGCGGCGTCAGGCATGGATCTCCTCCCATTTCCTCACCGTGAAGTGGACTCGCGGCGCATCCCGGTCTAACCCCTTGAACGATTCAACGTGCTCGATCTGCCGGTCGTTCAGGATGATCCCTGATTTC